ATCAGGCTTTTTAATAGGCGATGGCTCTTTAGTAACCAATTTACCTATAAATACACTTCAAGAGGTCACTACATCGGGTTCATCGACAAATAGATTCATAACATTCACAAACGGTGTGACCTCATTTGAAGCGATTGGGAATGTGGTTGTTACAGGAAATGTGACGTGTTCTAAACTTATCGGAAATGGTGAGTTTTTGGGTGGTGTGGCCAACACGTACGAATTATCGGTGCTCAGTTCGAGTATATCAAGTGTCGAAAATAAGAAGATAATCACAAACACGAGTGGACTCACGGATGTCACAAAGGGTGATTTACTCACATCTACGGCAAACGGTGTGTTAGGTAAGTTGTCCATAGGTTCAAATGGACAGCTTCTGTTAGCGGATACGACCACATCACTTCCAAAATGGGAAACAATCACGAATATATTGGATATAGGGTCAAGGACTAATGACCTCGAGAATGAATTTATATTTACCAACTCACCAAACTTGACTTCACTCACAACCGGTGACATATTGTACGGATACGATGCGAATGACATAAGAAAACTCGCAAGAGAAACGACGGCGGATAACACACATCTCACGTACGGTGATTACGGCACCGGCTATGGACGTCTACTACGAATGAACGACCGGGGTGAAAATATCATGTGGTTGCATCCAAGTAATTACGATACGAACGCGGGTAACGCACCAATATTCACAAGTGGTACATCCGGTACACTGAATTATATTACCATAGAGCTCAGAACGGATCAGTTATTAGAATCTCCAAATGGTCGAATCGACATATTAAATAACCTATTTAGTTTTCGTTTTAATGATGGTATGTTCTATTCAGAAGATGGTCATTCATATTCTGGAACTGGTAGTACAAAACACCCATCTGGTATAAAATGGAAATTATATACATTCGGTGTTATACATGGTAAATTAAACGGAGATGGAAGTAAAATGGTATTTCCACAATTTCCCTCGGGCCCACTTGTAGGTACGTTAAATCCATCTGGTGCACCCCAATTAGGTAAAGCTGGACAATTGCTTGTGTTTAGTGATAAACGTCGTAAATCCAAAATACAAGCCATGTCTACAACCCTCGATACACTATCTAGGTTGTTACCAAAAATATATGACAAACAAGGAAAACGTGAATCGGGATTCATAGCACAAGAGATGTATTACGATGTAAAAGAAATGAGACATATCGTATGGACGGATAGAGATGCCACCCCAAATGATGATGCACCCGAACCCGATTACTCCGATTGGGGTAAACGCCACGCATGTCTAAGATATTTACATTTCATCGCATATGTTGTGAGGTCTATACAAGAACTACGAGAGCGCATAGAACGACTCAAAAAATAATAGAACATAATCATAGAATGCCCTGTTGTTCACAGGGACGCTCGTATAGGAAATTATACGATATTGTGGGTTATCCACCTGAAACGCTTCAAACTGTGACAGAAAGAGGTAACACGTCTACACAGAGTGTAGAATTTCAAGGAAATGTAGAAACACATGGTTTTTTTATTGGTGACGGTTCTCAACTCACAAATATACCACCACAATCATCGATAACACTTGAAACGACTGTGGACAACGGTAACACGGCGACTCGTGGTGCATACTTCGATGGCGATGTCGAAGCAACCGGATTTTTAATAGGTGATGGTTCACAACTTCAAAATTTACCAGCTGCTCCTAATATCACGTTACAAACGGTGGTTGCAAATGGTAACAGTGCAACACAAGGTGCATATTTCACCGGAGACCTAGAAGCATCTGGGTACTTGATAGGTGATGGTTCGCTAATACAAAATTTACCTACACCTACACTCGATAACGTTCTATTGAATGACAACGTGGCTACACAGGGTGCATATTTCACTGGTGACGTTGAAGTTTCTGGGTACTTGATAGGTGATGGTTCTCAATTACAAAATTTACCCATACCCACACTCCAAGAGGTGACAACCCAGGGTTCAACTACTAACGATAAGATCACGTTTTCAAATCCGATAACATCCCTTGAAGCGAGTGGAAATGTCGTCGTCAATGGAAATGTGACAGCACTCGAATTCTTTGGTGACGGTTCGGAACTGACGTCAATCGTACCACAGTCCCAATTGGACGATAATTCATCACGCATAAACACACTCAATCAAAAGGTGATCATCACGAACACGAATGGAATCACCACAAATTTTACAAAAGGTGACATACTCTATGCATCTTCTACTGGCACCTTATCTAAACTCGCCATAAGTTCGACACAAGGTGAAGTGCTGTCCGTGAATGCATCGGGTGTACCGGAGTGGAGCTCTTCACCATCGGTAACATCACTTGACAGTCGAATATCATCCCTTGAAGGTAACATTATGGTAACGTCTACGACAGGTATCACCGGATTTACTACAGGTGACATACTATATGCATCTGCGACAAACACACTGACACGATTACCAAAAGGAGCTACCGGACAATTTTTAGCCATAAACAGTTCTGGTGTACCTGAATGGGTAAATGGACCCGGTGCATCTACACAGTTCATAACTGAATCCTATACTGGTTACACCCGCGGTAGAATAGGATTTCACAACACAAATCCACAACACCTGATATCGTTCGGTACAAGTCATTACAGTGAACTTGGTGATGACTTTGCTGCAAATTTGGTTATAACTGGAAACGTGTTCGCTGAATTTTACTACGGGGATGGTTCGGGTCTCACAAACATTACTGTGTCCCAAACATCCGATGCGCGAGCCAAGTCTAATTCTTCCATCATAGTCAATTCTCTAGAAACTCTCTCTAAACTCAAGCCAGTCATGTATGACAAAGACGGTTTAGAAGAATCTGGTTTCATAGCACAAGACATATATTATGATGCCCCCGAACTGAGACACCTCGTGGAACTTGGTAAAGATGCAAATCCAAATGAAACAAAGAACGAACCCAACTACGAAGACTGGGGTGAAGAACACGCGAAACTCGATTACGTGGGTCTCATTGCATATACAGTCGCGGCTATAAACGAACTCCGTGAAATGGTCGAGGATCTCGAAAACGCTTAATTTAATCTGTTTTTACCAGTCACATGATATGCGAATGGTAAAAATAGTTCATTTACTTCTTGATGGCATCCATCGCGGCGAGTGCAACCACACCCGCGATAAAGAATAAAACAACGTAATTCGTTTCGGTATCTTCTGTGCGACTTCCCACTCTGGTCGGACGAACCCCTACCGATGGGGTGTGCGTCCGAGGAAGCCGAGGTAGTGGCTCTTCCTCAAGGGGGCAGTACCCTATCATTTATACTATGTCTACAAATTTATTTCGACGGACTTCTTCTTACGTCCACGTTTACCCTTTGCGGCGGACACCTTAACCTCTTTTACATCGGAATCATCTTCATCGTCGGCTGGGCCTTCAACGATATCCGAAATCGCATCATCGTCATCATCGTCAAATGATGGGATAGGTTCTGGTGCTGTGGTAGACATGGGTGGCACGGGTGGCATCATAATGTTACCCATCAAGCTTGAGATATCGACACCAGGTCCCTTCATTTCGTAACGCTCACCACCCGATGATTCATTGGTTGAAGACTCCATTGCACTCCTGGGTGTCGTATTCTTCACGGCGTCTACCATATTCTGAACAAGACCTGGATTTTGCTTCAAAATATCATTCATGTTGGGCATGACAGACTTGAACATGCTATTCGTCAAGTGGAACATCATCGCTGAACCACCAAGCATCATGATGAGTTTGACTTCTGGGGCAACGTGCATCTTCGTCCTGTATTTGACGTACAACTCTTCAAACACTTCATCGTAGTCGTCAACATTTTCCATCACATTTTCAGACCACCCTTCGAGTTGAATCTCGAATGGATTGTACTTTTTATTCAGGAATTCAAGACCTGTGACACATGCAATCAGCATACGACGAGAGAACTTAATAGACCGATCGACATCAATACTATATGTGATTCGCTTCACTTCTGTACGCAAATCATCGACATTCGAGTACACATTGAGCCTCTTATTCACGGTAAAACCCTTCTTTTCTAGGCGACCAAGCTTATTCACGAGATCCGCCTTTTCCTCATCGATCGATTTATACCCAGGCGATGGTCGCTCTTCTTCCTGCATCGCATAATCACCCTGCATGTACTGTGGCTGCTCATCATCTTCTTCCTCGTACTCACCATAATCTACTGGATCTTCTTGGTGTTGTGGTGGCGCCGATTGCTTTGTTGGGTTCGCGAACGCATCGATGTCCTCTTGCATCGTTGATGGTGGTGGCGCAGATGACTGTGGTGGTCTATACACCGCTGGTTTTGGAATACGACGCGCAGAGCGTGGACGGGGCATTTCTATTTCAATCTCATCCATGAGCGCCTGTTCATTGTCATCAAGTTTCATGACAGTACCAACACTTCGATTGAGAGTTATTTCTCCGTCCATTACTCTGTACTTTTAAAGTAATTCAAATTCTTTAACGCACTTTATAAAAAATATTGCATACATAATAAATGATGAAACTCAATGCTACGAATCGAAACACTCTCAAGGCTATCACCTTGGTGTGTGCCCTTCTCTCTGCGTTGATGGTTTTGTTCCCACGCAAACGAAGTGGTTACCAGCCCAGACCAATCAACCTTGCAGTTGCCCCCGAAGGCTCTATCAAATCCATTTTTGACTTGGAACACAAGATCGAGTGTGTACCAGGTTCAGAACAGTCGTCCTACTACACGAAGTCGTTGACTCCAGGTGGTATCTGTGGCGACCAAGAATTCGTCAAGAAGAGCGCTGATGCAAAGATTATAGGTGGAATCGGCGGATCTTTAATATAATGTATTAGTAATGACTACTGTGAATACGGTTCGACAAGTTTTACCAGATTTTGAATACGAGTACCACACCATCACGGTTGATACTATAGGTCAAGCTAGTAAAAATACTTTTACGGTGCACTTGACACAGCCAATCGAAAACATTGTTCAGGCTCGTCTTTTGGCGGCTCGTATCGATGCAGCTGGCTCAAACGTGTGCCACATTTCAGTTGACGAATTGAACACAAATTATTCCCAAAGAACTTCAAATGTGTACGGTGGACAAGCAAATATGACTACACTTAACAGGGGGTTTGGTACGGTTATACAAGATGGTTCCAATCCAATCGTTTTTAAGGATGAATATGACGTGGCTACACAGTATATGACTCCAGTGAGAAAGGTTGATAGATTGAGTTTTACACTCAGAGATGAAAACGGTGTTACCACGACGGATGGCGCCGATAACTTTTTTATTTTCAAATTTGTTTGCAAGAATAAGAATTTGCCCTTCATTGAATCGGGGCGTTAGGTACGTGTATTTTTTACCTTTATGTATTATAAATGTCGGCGGGAGTCGTGCAATTGATAGCCATAGGTGCTCAAGATGAACACATCATGGGTGAACCAGAGATATCATTCTTCACGTCGACATTCAAACGGCATTCAAATTTTTCACAGTCCGTAGAGAAACAACTCATGCAGGGTAATGTGAAAAATAACGCTATGACATCCGTAAAATTCGACAAAACTGGTGATATGCTTGGATACCTGTATATCACAGTAGATGATAACAATCAATCTATAGATATAACAGACTGGACTCAAGTGATAGATAAAATTGAACTATACATAGGGGGACATCTCATCGATTCTCAAGATTCGGTGTTTACGGAGAAAATCGCTATAGATACATTTGCGCAGAATGTGTCTAAGAGCTCAAACGGTCCACACCCAGGTATAAGCTCTAAATCATACTTTTATCCACTTCGATTTTTCTTTTGTGAAGGTCCTCAGTGCGCACTTCCACTCGTGGCATTGCATTATCATAACGTAGAAATACGAATTCACTGGGGGAACGCCGTCGGAAACTATAATTATGATTTGTATGCGAATTATTACTATCTCGACAATGAAGAGCGCGGAAATATAGTTTCTCGTAATCACGAAATGCTCATCACACAAGTGCAAAAAAACATACCATCGGGTGAATTGGATCAAGAACTCATATTTAGTCATCCAGTTAAATATATCGCATCTTCAGATACATCATCTAATGGCGCACTTACATCCATATCAAACCGAGTTAAATTAAACATAAATGGACTTGATATAGGAAATTTTAAGTGGGCGAAACCACATTACATAGACGTCATGGCGTATTATCACACGAATTATGTGACTTCTCCGGATTTTTTTATGTATTGTTTCTGTCTATTAACAAGTTCTTTACAACCCACAGGTACGCTAAACTTTAGTCGTCTCGATAATGTAAAAATTATAAGTGAGACTTTACCAATAACACACCCTATATATGCGGTTAACTATAACATTTTGAGAGTTGAAAATGGCATGGCTGGTTTACTATACGCGAATTAAAATACAATAGTATATTAAATGGTTAAGAATTCCGGTGTGAATCAG